ATACACTCCATAAAGGATGACTCTCGTCTTTTAAGGTACTTCGTTGCGTCGATTCTCCCAGATTATAACATTTTTACTATGCCTACAATATCCATAATTACGGTCGCAGGTTTTATACTCTATTTCTAGATATAAGTAGTAGTTATAATTTTTAACAGGAGTTCCCGCTATTAGAAAAGTTTGCATTACGAATTGCTTCGTAATGGGACCTTAATAATTACTATATATTCATCATTATGAATATAATATTCTATTGTAATTATTAAACTTGATCCGCATCCCAGTCTGCTAAATGTAATATAAAACCATTATTATTCATAACTTCATTTATAATTTCTGAAGAGGTCTTAACATCAGGCATATGTTCCTCTATAAAATCTATACTTAATATATCTGATAATTTAGTATTAAGATATTTTTTTATATGGTTAATATTTTCATATCTACTACTTATAATATTTCGTTGTAAATATGATGTATAAATATTTTCTATATAATTTAAAACATCATTATTTATACTTCTGAATTCTATATTATCATCTCTTAATTTATTAACTAAATCCTGTCTTGTTAATAAGTTACCATTTGGTAATCGTATATTCATGTTTTCATTCATGAAAAATCCTTATATTTTTATTGTATTTCATTATATATTTATACTGTATAAAATAATATAACTTATCTTAGTTAATATTTATATGAAATTATATAAGGAATACATAATGCAGGAATATAAAGATATACAAGATTTTTTTAAAATACATTTAAAACATTTAAAAATTGATAAGAAACTTATTAAAGATTTAAAGAATTTTAGATACCATTTTATGAATAAAAATGATGAGACTATAGCTTTTTTAGGTAGTAACTTATTAGGAGTACATAAAATAGTATTTTCAAACTTAGATGATGATAAAATTATGAATGAAGTTTTAAAGATAAAAGATTATAAAGAAATGCAGAAAGATATATTCAATGTTAATGGTATAGAGGAGAAATTTAAAGTAGCTAGTAATATTATATATCAAACTCTTATGTATATAAGTAATAGATTTTTAAATAATAAACAGTTATCTAAATCAGATATAGAAGCTGGATTAAAAGAGACTTGTCTTATTATGGAATATAAGATGTTTACATCATTATACTTTAAATATTTTCCATATCAAACAGCTGATATAGTAGCTACTACTGTTTATAATAATTTATCACATAAATATCTTATAAAACAATTAGATAATTGGCAAGAACTTTTTATTTATAGATATAAACATTGCATAGATAAAAAAACTATTACATATACATACCTTAAAAAATATGATACTAAAAGTAGCATAGCTATTATATCTGGTATACAAACAAAACTTAGAAATAATGTTAAAGAGATTTATAAAGAACTTATAAAAGTAATTGAAAAAGGTGATATTTTTCAAATAGAAAAAGGTTCATATATAGGTGGTGAGAATAATCTAAAACAAGTATCTGATAAAACTGTTGGTACTAACATTTATATAACAAATATGATAGGTATTATGCAGCAGTCACACGAACTTATAGATTTAGATATAGTTACTATAGTTAAAAATTTATTTAAAAATATTGATGATAAAGATATAACTGGGTTATTAAAAGACATAACTGATGATGAATTTATAAATCGTAATGAATTAGAATCACTAGTTGAAGAGATTTTAACTATTTCATTTTCGTTCTTACAAAAATCTAATATAAATATAGAACAAAGGGAATATATACCTAAGGCATTAGTTAATTTAAGATTTTATTGGTCTAGTAGTAAAGTTAAAAATGAAGACATGACTATGGTAAAAAATAAACTTTATAAATTAGCTTACAAATCTACTAATAGAAAAACAAATTGGTTCTTAATTACATTAACATTAATATTTATTTTATATGTATTTCTTAGAAGTATAAAGAAATAGTATGTTGTTATTTAAAGAAGATTGGAATAAAAATGAAAATTTTGGTTCTATAATAGACCTTAAAACAAAAAATACATCATTTATTAGGATGGCTGGGTTATTAAAAAAGATGGGTATTAAAAATCATGCTTTCTTTTTAATATTAAATAATCCATTTTTACAAGGTGTTGACCCTTATGACGAGTCATTAAGTATAGAGACTAAATTATCTATAGCTAAGGAAGTTAGAGATAATCCTTGGTACTATTTTAGAGAAGTATTTAGAGTACCACCACCAGCTGGTAATGACCCTATTATGTTAAAAGCCAACAGGGCTATCATAGCTATGATATGGTTAGCATTTAATCATGTAACAACATTTTTAATACAACCTAGACAAACTGGTAAATCGTTAATAGGTAATGGATTAGATGCTTATAGTTTAAATATAGGTGCTTCTAACAGTGAAATTTTAATACTAACTAAAGATGATAAACTTAGAAGTAAAACAGCCAAAGACATAAAAGAACTTATAGAGTTGTTACCACCATATCTACAACTTATGGGTAAAAAAGATATTAAGAATACTGAAAGAATAACTAATAAAGCACTTAAAAATGCTATAAATATATATGTCGGACAAAAAGATAAAAAAGCTGCTGATAATTTAGGTCGTGGTACGACTAACCCATTTACAAGAATAGATGAGTTTGCATATATTTATAATATAGAGATAACATTACCTGTATTATTAGCGGCAACTACTAAAAGTTATATGTATATTACGTATAACATTGGTTGCTATAATCGTGAGGTTATAGTAGACAATTCCTAACTGCGGGAAAATCCTTAGAGTCTTATAGTACTACTTATACATGGAAACATAGTATAATACTTACACCATTAATGGAAGTTGTAAGCATAGTAAAAACCTATAAGAATTGGATAACCGACGCAACGAAGTACCTTAAAAGACGAGAGTTATCTATTTTATTTTTATAAAATAGAGTGTATGTGTTCAACGATCAACCTCTTAGAAAGGTGTAGGGCTCAAGTGAGTGGGTTTAGAATCCCTTAAATCGAAACGGAATTCATCTTGTTATAATGACAAAAAATGAACAAGATGAAGATATGATCTATTCTACCTAACTCAAGATGAGTTTTAACGAAAGAGGTAGACGCACGTCATGGTGCTAGCAATGAGTAACGATTATTGTTGAATATTAAGGCAGCGCGCGAAACCGCATCTGAAACAAATTCTATGTATTACACTGTATTTACAACTACACCTGGTAAATTAAATTCGCCTGATGGTAGATATGCACATAATGTATATAATCAATCATTAAGATTTAATGAGAGTTATTACGATTTAGAGAATGTAAATGATTTAAATAATGTCTTATATAAAAATAGTAAGAACTTTAAGATTATGTTAGTTGAATATAATCATAGACAATTAGGGTTTACCGATAAATGGTTGTCTGAACGATTAAGTGCCGCTTTATCCTCTGGTGAGAATGCTGAATCAGATTTCTTTAACAAATGGATTAATGGTAATACATCAAGAGTTATTTCTAAAGAATTATTAGAGATTATAGTAAATAGTAAAAAGACTAAATATAATCCGTTTATAAGTGACCAAGGTTATGTTATAAAATGGTATGTTAATAATATAAAATTAAGAGAAATTAAGGATAAAAATTATTTAGTAATTAGTTTAGATACATCTGATGCTTTAGGAGAAGATAATGATGGCATAGGTTTAATTATAAGAGATAGTAAAACTGGTTCTGTGATAGGTGCTGGTAGTTATAATGAAACTAACTTATCGTTATTCTCAGAATTTCTAGTAGAGTTATTAGAAGAATTTCATAATAGTATATTCGTACCAGAGAGAAGAAGTAGTGCAACTGCAATTATGGATAATATGTTTAGAATAATGTTAATTAAAAGAATGAATCCTTTTAAAAGAATATTTAATCTAATAGTACATAATGGTACACCTGCTGAAATAGCTGAAGTCATGAAACAGCCTACACTAGAGTTCTTAAATAAACATAAGAAGAAATTTGGGTTTGCAACTAGTGGAAGTGGTGAAATGGCTAGATCTAATCTATATGGTAATATATTTAGATCAAGTATTACATATACCGCTGATAAAGTATATGATCCAAAACTTATTGACCAATTATCTAGTCTAGTTATTAGGAATAATAAAATAGACCACGATAACGGAGGACATGATGACCTTGTTATAGCTTGGCTATTAGGATGGTTCTTTTTATTAAGAGGTAAAAATAAAGAGTATTATGGATTAAAAGATTCTGATGTACTAACAGATATATTAGATAATGAAATAAAATCTAGAAATCCAGATATTACTAAAGAAAAAATAAAAGAGCAATCTATATTAAAAGAAAATATAACAAATCTTATTAATAAATTAGCTAAAGTTAAAAATGAAAATCTTGGTATAAAAATAGTATCAAAGATAAAATTCTTAGAAACTAAATTAGATAAGAAGATAATATCAAATCTTAATATAGAATCTATACTTAAAAATATAAAGATGTATAGAAAAATAGAAAATAGAAATAAAAAAAGAAGAGGATAGGTAGTATTTACTACTTATCTATTATATATTCTTTAAGCATTTTCTTAATGAATATAGGTAATTTATATTCATAACTTATATATTTTCATATCTAACACCAATACCTTTATAGGTTTTGTATCGGTGAAAATAAAATATAAATCATTTATAATATAGATATAACTACATAAGGATGGTACCTTATGTAGTTATTTTTTTATACTCTTTATAGTTATTTATATAAGCATCCTTTATAAGTAATGCACTTCTATATGACAAATTATTAGATCTTATATTATTACTCTTAGTTCTACCTATGCTTCTGGATATACTAGCATATGATATTTTACTATTTACTTTTAATAAATATACTATAAAATTATTTATCTCATCTATAAAATCTGACTTTTCTTTTTTCATAATTATCCTGTATCTTCTAATAACTTTAATGTAGATAATATATAACAATTAACTTTGAATTCTCTAGGTGTATAAGGTACTACTTTCATTATAAAATCCTAATATTAATTTCAAATTATATAATCATTTATTAAAATATTTAACTACTATTTTGTGATTTTTATAAATTAATAGATTTTTTATAATCTTTTAATTTATCTAGGAAGTTTCGTATATCGTCTATGTCATAATTAATAATTATATTTGTATACGAGTCTTCTTTATAAGTAAAAGATAATATATAATTACATATAGGACAGTCGTCACTAATATTGCGTACATGTTCTATGA